AGAGTAACGCCACCAGCTTCAACAGTAGAATTATTCACATACAAAGTGCCACTTGGGCCAAAGAAAGTACCACCGTCTTTGTCAGATATCTGGAATTGGTTAAATGTGAATAATGTAGTATTTGCTAACAATCTACCGCCAAGATAGATATTTGTATTAGCTCCAATATCAGCAGCTGTAAATGTCTTAGTAATTGTCATGTCTCCAGTAGTTACTGAAGAACCGCTTATAATAGTTTTATTATTATTAGTATCAGTTACAATGATCTGTGAATTAGAATATATATCTGCCATATAAGATATTTTATTGACAGAAAGAGTATTACTAGAAACATTAGCAATAGTAAGAGTACTTGGCGTAATAATAGCGTTAGTGCTTAGATCACCAACTCTTATTTGTTGATCTGCTTGTAAAGTATCATAACATCTTGTATTAGATGACAAAATATTCGGCATAACCAAATATGTCGAGTTAATTGTAGCTAGAGCACCAAGAGTTATCAAATTAGCTGAAATCTGATCAATAGATTGCGTAGTAACATAAAGAGTATTAGCAACAATACCGTTAGCGTATACGTTACCAGAAGCTCTGAGTGTACCAGTATTAACACCACCAAACCCAACAACAGTGCCATTTGAAAATCCGTTACCAACTGTAATAAAGTTAGGAACCATATAAACATTACCAACAGTAACAGCATTCGCTACGATATTACCGCTCTGAATACCACCACCACCTTTAAATTTAACAGTGTTGGCAACAATATCTCCAGCATCAATAGAATTAGCTGTCAACAAATACGTAGAAGTAATATTTGAAGCAATTACTTGATCGCCATTAATAGTTGTATTTTTATTTGTAAAACCAACGCTATTTACTGTTGTATTACCCGTAACAAGACTTGGCGTAGTTAATGCAGAATTAGTTAAAACAGACTGTCCGACAGTAATACCAGTCTGACTAATAATAGGACCACCAACAACAGAATAAGATGGACCAGTAATACCGCCTGTAGAACTGATAGTAGTGTTTGAGATAGTATTACCCACAACAAAAGTTGTAGAATTACCTTTAAGACCGAATCCAACATTCAGAGTTGGAACAAGAGCTCCTACAGAAGAAATATAAGAATTTCCGTTGATGAAAAGAGCGGTAGAATTAACAAATAAATTAGCTCCAACACTAACAAGACCTACAGTTATAGACTTATCTGTAATAACCGTATTAGAGTTATCTGAAGCGATAATGAAAGGGCCTGTCGCAGTCCAGCTACCATAAACCTCGGAGAAATTGTCATTCACCTTGATCATGGCTGAACGGATTGGATCACCAGTACCGTCGTTTGGTTGAGAACCAATATTAATTATTTGTCTTGACAATTCTATGCCCTCTTAGATTTCGTTAACTGTTTGTTGTGTAGTATCAGAAGTAATAAGCGTATCGTCACAAGTAAGAACTATAGCAAAACTAGCTGCAACTGATTCGTACAGAATCTTAGATTCCGAAACCCCAACCTCATGCATGACATATTTGCCGAACAATTCATTACCAGAAGGATGAAACGTATCATAAAGAATATTCTTATATTTATCCAAAGTGAATCCAGTTTGGATCTCATAGGAATAATCCTGATAATAATAACTATCCTGGATATATTTATTATCACTCAAGAAGCTTCTTGAATTAGTCCAGTATCCTCTTCCCGTACCAGAACCTTTAATTTTTACCCTACCAGTTATCACACTTTTATAATTAAATTCAGAAAGTTGAGCTTCCAGCTGACAACCTTTACCTTTAAAAGATTTTACTGTTAATTTAGGAATACTTTGATATCCAGAACCATGTTCAACGATAATAGTATCTACTACTGAACCATTTTCATCAGTAACTACTCTTCCTGAAGCGTATGTAGAAGGACTACCTCCAGAAAATATTATTACGTCAGTATTTTGATATCCAGAACCCTGTGCTAAAATATTAACATTATTAGAAATACCAGCATAGAGATAAGCCTTTACAAGCTCACCATCCAGATATCCTTTACCAGAATCTATAAGATTAACAGTTTTAACAACACTATTACCACTTGTTGGATCAGCAAGAATAAAATCGTTAGTACCTGCCATTACCTTTCTAAGAATATAATGACCGTATGGACCAAATTTTGTTTGAGTTTTGGCTCTATCGTATACGGAAGTTGTCCAAAACTTGTCAGCTTCTTCTGCAGAAAACTGTGCTGGTATAATAACTGGAGCAACTTTATAACAAGAATTAGCTGTCGAATTACTTGTTACGTTACCATATAAGAACATACAAGTAGCATTAATGACCTGTTTAATCATCCCAATATCTTTAATTGGAATAAATGCACTAGTATTATCTGTAAGTTCTACAATATCATTATTATCAAAATAAAGGTCAAAATTTGTTCCATCTCCCAGTACAGGTACAAGAAGACCAGCAGACCATTGAATTTCCGAACCATTTACTGTATTACAAGAAATTACAATAGATTGACCGTTTGTAAAACCACTACCTATATCTTTAATATTGAGTTTAAGATCGCCGCCAACAGAATTAGTAGTAATACCAACATAAGCATTAGTAGTATAAGTTCCACTAGTGTCATTCTCATCATATATAGTAACAACATCAGTATTACTATAATTTTTTGCTTCACCAGAATAAGAAAGATTCCATAAACTCCAAGTGTTATTATAACTCACATTTCCAGGAAGGGTGTTAGACAAAAGAGTAGAACGAACAAATGCATTAGCTGCAGCTTGATATTCATAACCTGTTTTAATATTAGTAATAGACTCAATAGCTCCAAATACATTGTTTCCATAATTCCATGCTTTACCAATCATTGTTTGAGCATTAGCAGTTGGTAATTTAGGAAAATCATATGAATCAGCGCCAATCACATTATTCATATGATCGCAGAAAATATCAGTATTATAATAAATCTTTTTTCTTAAGGTAAGAGAATTGAGAGTAAAAGATGCTCCATGACCTTGTTTATCATAAGGACTATTATATAAAAATATTTGAGCATTTGATGTAAAACCAAACCCTGGTTTTTGAATATCAAAATATAGAGAACCACGACTTCTCATAGTTTCTATAACTCTTACAATACCACCATCGCCGAATGATGCTATAGCATTAGTATATGCTTCTCTGTGCATTATCTTTAATGCATCGCCTTGTATAAATTTATCACCACCGTTTAAAATTTCAAGCGTAGCAAGAGAACCAAGAACTCTTGGAGCATTCATTACTACAGCTGTGTTACTTTCTTGTCCTAACTCTACAATTGCTTCTCCAACAGTAAATTCTCCTTCTTTAGGAGTTAAATTTGAGATGTAAAGAATGTTAAGTCTGTCTCTATAAAGAGATTCTCTACCATAATCTTCAGCAACTGCTACAGTTTTTGAAGTAACACCAATAATTGTTTTACCAACATATTGAGCAATAACATTAGCTGGGCTCTGATTAGAGAGTTCAAGATAACGTGGGACATGCCATGAACCATCTGATGGTTTTAATAAATCTTTACCAGGAAGATAAATTTCAACATCTTCATCATAGATTAGTTTGAATAAAAGACGAAAACATTGAATAGTGCCTTTAGATCTATAAACATCAAATATATGTTTTAGAAGATAACGCTTACTGATAATAATACTGAATGGAATACCATATAGATATTTCTGCTGAAAATGTTCTAAGAATTCAATATATGTTTCGTCAATGTCTCTATATTCTAATAGCTTTCTAGCTTGATATATAGGAGGTTTTACTAAACTACCATCAGTGTCTGGAAAAGAATCTTTATTTTCCATCCATTCATAATATGCTTTTGTAAACATGACAAAATCGGGTCCCTGCTCTCTGTAGATACGAGGGAACTGATTTTCTATAAAATTAGATACAATTGATTCAATAGAAAATTGCATTAATAACTTGTCTCTCTAACATTGATGTTTAAATCAACTGGGTCTATGATAATTATTTTTGTTTTATTAGCAAGAACATCTTTACCTATAGTTTTACAATAGATAGAAATGTATCTTTCAAAATTGAAAACTCTTATATTATTAATTTTTAATATACCTTTTTTATAATCAACTGTACCTACGTCTTCAATTTTACTTAGTATACTATTAATAATAGAATATACAGAAAGAACTCCTTCTCCGTCATCTTCTATATAACAAATAGAATATGTATCTCCTTTTGATGTAATATAATCAAATCTTGAAGATATTATATTAGCAACGTCAAATCTACCTTCATATGTAGGATTTATTAATAAATCTTGATTATCTATTACATCCCCAGAAACATCAATAGGATTATTAATGTCTAACAAATATGTAGAAGGATATTTCATTTTAGGAGCTATTCTTTTAATAACACGAATATCTGATTGATTACTAGATATACTTATATCGCAATTATCAATATCAGCTACCAATCTGCTATATCTAAGATCTTTATTAAACTTTTCTAAGTTATTTTCGCTGAAATCAGTTATAGTATTAATAACAATAGATTGAATATCTTTTGGAGATTTATCAGTTTTATAAATGTTATATTCAACAATAGAATTCATCCAAATATACATATATTCTGGATCTGAAATAAGAACTCTATTAGGAATAACAATATAATCCCTAAGAT